GATCTTGATTGTTTTATTTATCTACCAGATGTGATCATTGAACACTTGCACCCGGCAGCTGGTAAAGCTGAGATGGATGAAGGCTATGCAAGAGTTAATCAGGTCAAATGGTATGAAGAAGATCTATTAACCTTGCAGACTTACTTAAGATCTACAGAATATGCAGATCTTGTCTATGCACTCAAATGAAAGTATTGATCACCGGCTCACATGGTTTTGTGGGCAGAGCCTTTAGGCGTGCCTTACCTTATGCACAATTAACTTTAGTAGATCTAAAAAATGGTACAGACTGCCGGGATTTTTTTAGACTAGAAACAAAAAAATATGATCTTGTAATACACCTTGCAGCTATTGTAGGTGGTCGGCAACAGATAGAAAATCAACCTTTAAGTTTAGCTGTAGATCTTGCTATTGATGCTGAGTTTGCTAATTGGTGCATGGTGACAGAGCAGCCTTATGTAGTTTATTTTAGCTCATCCGCTGCCTATCCGACAGAGCTACAAACCTTAAACAAAAAACATAAGCTAAAAGAAAAAGATCTAAACTTCAAGAAAATTGGCGCACCTGATATGAGCTATGGATGGGCTAAATTAACAGGTGAAATGTTGATGAGCTACCTGCGTGAGATGGGTACACAGGTCTTAATACTCAGACCCTTTAGTGGCTACGGCACTGATCAAGATATGACCTACCCATTTCCATCAATCATGCAAAGAGCAATACTTAACTCAAATCCATTTGATATATGGGGGCGTGCAACTACTACTAGGGATTTTATACACATTGATGATGTAGTAGATGCGGTAGTAACAATGGCTCAAAACAATTGCAATCAGACAGTCAATCTTTGTACAGGCAGACCTACTACCTTTCTTGAACTCTCACAGATAGCCTTAAAAACTCTTGGCATTACCAAGATGCCTAGGTTTAACATACTGGCAGATAAGCCGGCAGGGGTGGCCTACCGCGTAGGAGATCCAACAATGATGAGTGATTACTACACACCAAAAATTAGTTTAGAGGAAGGTGTCCACAGGGCTATCTCCGGTGTTTTATGATTTATGATTAGCTCATGGCAACTAAACGCAAAAGCAAAAAGGTAGCAAAGCGAAGGCGTACAACTAAAGATACGCCTCTAACAAAGCTTGATTTTTGGGCTATTGCAGCTAATGAAGTTTATATGGCTTGCCGCAAAGCTGGTATGGATGAAGGTACAGCTCTAGCTTTTGCAATGGATCGGTCATCTTATCCGGACTGGATTGTGGATAGAGAAGATCCGGTGCGTAAGCCATGGGATGATGATGAGGAATTAGATTAAGCGCGACAAGTCTTTCAACGCACGCTACTTGATTTGTAGTGACCTGCAAGTACCATTTCAATTTGATGAGGCTATTGTAAATCTAAAAAAACTTGTTAATACTTTTAAGTTTGATCTTGTGTTAAATGTAGGTGATGAGCTTGACCTAAATACAATCTCAAAATACAGTCAAGGCAAAGCTGAGTCATTTCAACAAACATTAAATGCTGATAGAGATCTTTGCAAAGATATTTTATATGACCTTAAAACAGATGTAGTTTCTAGGTCTAATCATGGTGATCGGTTATTTAGCGCGGTTAGTCAGATACCGGGCTTGATGGCTTTACCAGAGCTGCAATATGAAAAATTTATGGCTTATGATGATCTTGGCATTTACTTTGCGAAAAAACCTTATGAGATACCCGGTACTGACTTTGTACTCTGTCATGGGGATGAGGGCAACCTCTCTAGGGTGGGCGGTTCAAGCGCGTTAAATATTGCAAAACGCTGGGGTCGGTCTGTAATTGCAGGGCATAGTCACAGGATGGGCTACACATGCCACTCAGAGGCCTTTAATGGCCGATTACAGAGGGTTTTAGTGGGTATAGAGGTAGGACATACATGTAACATCTCTAAGATGCGCTATCTGGCCAAGGGCGGTTATTATGCCAATTGGCAGGCTGGGGCTGTAATTATGACTATTAAGCGTGGTAACTCTAGCTTTGAGATGATCCGATTCAACACAGACGGCAGCTTCACCGCGCTAGGAAAAGCCTTTGGGTAATTGCATTTGTCAGTGGGCTATGCTTTAATTGCTTTTGTAAATCCATTTGAAGGGATGGGAAAATGAACGCTACAGAGTATGCACAAAAGGGCTGGTTTGTACTGCCACTTAAAAAACAATCTAAAGAGCCTGCAAGATTTTTACGCCATGGTTATTTAGATGCAACAATAGATCAAGAAAAGATTGATCAATGGTTTGCAGATCAAGAGCTAAACATTGGTCTTGGTATATCACAATCTAGTTTAGTTGTATTAGATTTTGATTTTAGAAATGCTTGCAGAGATCCTAAGTTTTATGATTTATTAGATCGCTGTTTCAAATGTAATACACATGTAGTAGCTACACATGATGGTTACCACATTTATTTCTATGTGCCAAAACCTATGCAATTCAAAGGCAAACTCATGTCAGGTGTAGATATAAAACACAAAGGTTATGTAGTCCTACCACCATCAATACATCCAAGTGGTACACCATACAAAATAGTAAATGATGTAGCACCGGTAGATCTACCAGAGGACTTGATGAAATTGATGACATGGTAATTGTTAAATATGACAAGGTGAGTGGTGCGTATGTTGATAGTAAACGCACACACTTTGTAAAGGCTTCTCTGATCAGGGCATACGCTCATAAATCTATGGGTGCATCTCAGGTCAGGGGTAGGCTCTCAGCTGCAATGGTTGAGGGTTATTGGTTAGACAAGTTCAAGGAAGCGGTGAAATATGAGCTATGAAGGATATGGATGGGTTTTAACAATCCTGTTATTTACAGGCATTGGGTTTATTGTCAGGATAACTTGGCTTTTAGCTTTTGAGGCAGGTTATGACCGAGGCTTTCAGCGTGGTCACTCCATGGGCATGATGCAGGTCAATAAAAGGCAGAGTCAATTAAAAGCTGACAATGAGTATCTAATGGGTCGGGTTGTAAATTTGTTTGATCGGGAAAACAAATGATAGACCTTACGCAGTATGAAGATGCTGCCTCACTTAACAGATGGTTCATCACAAGTTTCCCTATGGGCAGAATAGATTTACAGCTTGTAGAGATCAATCTTGACAAAGGCATTGTTGTATTCAAAGGCAGTGTGTACAGAGATAGCAATGATGCAAACTCGGCTGTTACTAATTATGCAAAGGGTGAAAGAGATGATTACCCTGCCCACATGCGTAAGTGGTATCTGGAAGATACTGCTACAAGCTGTATAGCTAGATGCTTGACCTTGCTCAAAGGCTCAAACAAGACTGCTCCGAAAGAGTCAATGGCAAGAGCTACAAACTGGTCAGTAGAGCCAAAGGCAGATCTTGATAAAGAGCTGTTACAGGTCAATCCGGTAGAAACATTGACAAGAGAAGTAGAAAATTTAAGAGATCTGCGCTGTGAGGGCGGTGAGCGTATGCTCTACAAAGCCGGCATCTCTAAAACTACAAACAAACCTTTTGCCGGCTATGTCTGTGCATGTGGCCAAAAATGCCCACCTATTTGGGGTACAGCTAAATCAGATGGCACATTTGTATTTAGGGAGTCAGTAAGTGGGTGACATGGAGATGATTGATCAGCATGGGGTCAAAGCAAAATTTACAGACAATGGTGTAGAGCTTGAAATAGTCAAGTGGACTGACCGCTGTGTATCTTGTAATGATCCTAGGTTATTGCGTGAGGGCAACAGAAAAGTGTGTGCCTTTTGTGGGTGTAGGCAATGACCTTTGACTATCACAAAGCTATGGCAGAGGGTCATGGCTACAACAATTATGTAGCTAGTCTGCTCAGGTCTTTTGGTGTCCCAAATGTTGATGTGCCTGAGTTTAGTATCGCTACAACGCATGACAAGATTGCAGACAAAACCAAAAATGAAAAAGACATAGTAGTTGATCAGCTGGTACTAGAGGTTAAGAGTAGAGCTATAAGCTTTGATGGGGCAGATGACTTTCCTCATGCCCTTGTCTTAGTAGATACTGTTTATGGCTTTGATCAAAAGATAGTTAAACCTTTTGCGTATGTTTATCTAAGTCAAATATCCAAAGGTGTCTTCGCTATACCGGTATCAACTAGGGAATTCTGGACAATTGCTACTATTTATGATCATGCCAGACAAATTGAAGTGGAGTGTTACTTTGTATCAAAGCGACATTGCAGGCCGTTTATAGAGCTTGTAGATATACTTTTAGAAAGGGCACATGAGCGAGCCGGTGAGATGCAATAAGTGTGGCAGTTGGATCATGAGGGATGACCCTTGTGTGACCTGTCGGATGCTAGATGCAGCTAAACACGCAATCAATAGATAA